CTACAGATTTACAATGGTCAATTTTAGATTTCATGGCTGAACAGGTCACGTCTTATCGTAACAATGACAACATTGTATACGATCGATGCACTCTTGATAACATTGTGTACAGTTTGTGGTGTTACGACAAAGGTGTTGAAGGTTTTGATAGGCAATTCATAGATAAATGTATGCCGCTGGTGAAAGAGTCGATGAAATTTATAGACATAATATTTTACCTACCAATAACCAAGGTTGCTCCTGTGAATATTGTCGATAATGGCACTCGAGAAACAGACAAAGATTACATTGTTGAAACTGACAACCTGTTCAAAGCAATGTATCAACAATGGTTACAACCAGATTCTAGTTTTTTTCCTCACGATGATAAACCGGCAATAATTGAAATTTTTGGATCTCCACAAGAGAGAATGCACATGATCAAATTGTATGTTGACGAAGAATCTGGTGATGCGGTTGAAGAAGAAGGCATATTGAACCCATCCGAGATGCAAGATATTGAATCACAATTTCGTAACAGTGGTGACGGTTATACAGATGTAAACAACATAAATAGACTCACTATTTAATAAATAATGTTGTGAACAACTACAACACTAAATTTGAAACTATTCTTGAACGTTACGGTATTCTGAGCACTGTAGTGAAAGAACGCTTTCCTAGAAAGTTAAATTTGAGCAATGAGTTTGTCACTGCATTTAGAGAGGAGTTTAAAAAGCAAACTGCACCAACTATCACAGAAGATGGTGATGGTAATCAAATTGAAACACCCGGTAGAAGCAAAAGCACCGTGTTGCGTGAGATGCAAAAAGCTTTAAAATTCCTTTCCAAGGGTATTTGATAAATAAAAAAATAAAGCTTATAAGTGGTTGGTCTAATCCGGGTGGATCAACTGTACATCATATTGATTTAACAAATGCACTATGTTCACGTGGTTATGATTGTACCTTTTATGGTCCTCATAATTATCATCTTGATAAATGCAAATCAGGATTAATCACTGACGCAGCAATCGATCCAAATGATATTATCATATCACACTTTATAAGATTGCCGAGTATAAAAGAAAACTATAAACATATTTTAAGCTGCCATGAAACTAATCTATTCCCTTTGAAGAGAGTTGATTTAAATCAATATGATACTGTGCATTTTGTGAGCAAGTTTCAGCGTGATTGGCATAATGTGAAATGTAATGATATTATCATACCAGGATTTATACAACAGTTTGAATGGTCCAATCCAAATAACAATGTTGCAGGTGTTGTAGGTAGTTTGGACTCACATAAAAGACCTCATCTATCTATTGAACGAGCTCTTCAGGATGGTTTCAAACTTGTAAAACTCTTTGGCAACATAACAGAACCAGAATATTATAACACTTTTTGCAAAAAATATATTGAAAAAAATCAGGCAATTTATATGGGTTATGTTGACAGAGTCGCTGCATACAATCAAGTAGAAAAAGTATATACATCATCCAAGCGTGAATCGTGTAGTTTGGTACAAGGTGAATGTTTGAAAGCCGGTATACCGTTTGAAGGGTTGCCAGAAAATGAACGTGATATAAATGATTACATATTTGATAATAATAAAATTGTGTCCTTGTGGGAGGGTATATTAAATGATTAATTTTAAAATAGTTACACCTGTTTTTAATGCGGATAAACATATAGCTAAATGTATTGATTCGGTCAAAAACCAAACATACGCTCACTGGAGTATGATTGTTGTGTGTGACGGTTGTACAGACAATACACATGATGTCGCAGTCAAGACTGCACAAAAAGACAATAGAATTGATATAGTAAATATAGATGTTAATAAAGGCCATTGTCACAGTCATTTGATCGCTCATAACAAGCATGTATGTAATGAACATGATGTGTTTGTACATCTGGATGGTGATGATTTTTTATACAGCAACACTGTGCTAGAATTTTTGTTTAGATTATATTCTAAACACGAGGACCGAGTCTGGGCCACATATGGTAGTTACGTAACAGCATCCGGTAGAGCTTGTGGGAGTAGACATTTTAATAATGACCCAGGTGAACTGAGAAAACAGATTCGTATTGGTTGGCCTGCATCTCACTTAAGAACATTTAAATGTTTTTTGTGGAAACACATTTCTGAACATGACCTGACCAACAAGCATGGAGTGTTGTTTCCAGCTGCTGTCGATGTGGCTATATTTGCTCCAATATTAGAGATGTGTGGTAATAGAATTGCATACATTAAAAAACCTCTGTATCACTACAATGATAATTTGAGCGGCAATGTACATAATCAATCAAATAAATTTAAACAACAAATTGAAAGTGCATACGAGCTTGCTGACCGAAAACCTAAGTTACCGTTACCCGGTATATAGGATATACACAAATTTATGAATATATATAAATAACATGGCGCATAAAGAACAGCTAGAATACATAAGAGAATTAAAAGCAAAATTTAAAAAAAATTTCGTGAGTAAAAAAGTACTCGAGATTGGAAGTCTAAACATTAATGGGAGTGTAAGACAGTATTTTGAATGTTGTGACTATCTCGGAATTGATGTTGGTAAAGGTAAAGGTGTTGATTTAGTAGTTGGTGGCCATGAATACGATGCCGCTAGCGAATCATACGACACAGTCATATCATGCGAATGTTTTGAACATAATCCTTTTTGGTTGGAAACATTTACTAACATGCACCGAATGTGTAAAGTTGGTGGTCTAATTATAATGACATGTGCGACCACCGGTAGACCGGAACATGGCACAACTAGAACAAGTCCTAAGGATTCACCTTTGACACTTGAAACCTGGGACTATTACAGAAATTTGACAGAAAATGATTTTACGGATAAAATAGATATCGCTAATTTATTCTCAGAATTTAAATTTTCAGTAAATTACAAACATAGAGATTTACAATTCTATGGATTTAAAAGATGAGGCTTTTGTATAGTGTAATACATTGTTACTTTATACATCGTAAACTATAATAATGAAAGGTTGATTTTATCAACCTATACTATATAATAGATTTATGATTGTAAAGAATTTAAACATGTATGATGGTAATCTTTTACATAATAGATTTGCATACACTTTTTTCAAGAAGAGAACTCTCCCGATTGGTAACATAATTACATTTCGTGGGCCTATGAAAGTGGAAGCTGAGGGCATGATTGATCATGAAGACATGCTCAATAACGACTACATCTATAGTGATGATGCGATCAATTTCATGTGGGAGATACCCGGTCTTGACACGTTCGGAGCTGTAGCTTGGCAGCGACTGTTCAACACCAGCATCGCTAATGTGTTGCAAAGTTTAATCAACGCACCAATCGAAGTGGATGGAGATGATTTGATCGTGCACAAAGAGTTCACACGTGGTGGTATCATTCAACCCAAAGGCAAATGCAGCGTGAGCATCACGCATGTGAAAGATGGAGCCGCGTTAGGACACACAGGCATCAACATCACCGCTGGTGACGAGGCACCAAGCTTTGCTTATAGCACCAACTTAACTGATGACCAAGTCAAAGCTTTTCAAGACACTGTTGTGGAGATGTTTTATGCCATGAACGACGACATGTTTCTGGCCACCACAAAAATCATAAGCAAGTAGATGTTCAATCATCTGAATGACATCATGTTTCACAAACGTGGTGATCAATTGAACAATGTGGATCACGAAACAGATTACAACATGTACATGATCAACAGATGGATCAGCATGTACTCTGCAGACACGTGTCATGTGATCAACTCAACAGCCAATTGGTTGCACCCAGTTTTTGAGACCAAGCAACAACATTATGCATTTCTTTGCAAAGTGTTGCCAACATACAGAAAAAAATTTATTAATTATATAAAAAAACACAAAACAGATCAAAAAGAAACTGATGAACTAGATGATGTCGAGTTGCTGAGTCGCGCAGTTGAACTCTCGCAAAAGGAGGTTAAATATTTGTTACAACAACGACATGAGCGCCAACATCGACCAAATCACACCAACTGAGAGCTTAATGGATCTGTCTCGCTACACCAGTAGTGAGTTCACAATACCTGATCACCAAATGAACAAATTGTTTGATGACGTGGTACTAGCAGAATTTGTAGACGTGTCACCTGATGGTAATGCAATAAAAAGAGGTGGCATATTTATCCCGTTGAACACCGCGCCTCGCGCCTGGCGAGTAGCTGAAGTGTTGCTCGTGGGTGACAAGTGTGAGAGTGTACAACCAGGAGATCGAATCGTGTTTCCTGGTGACATGGGCATTCCCATCACCAAATTGCAATACACAGACACAGACGGACAACCGGCACAGGTTAACAACGGTGTGTTTTTAAACGAAGAACGTATTTTCGGAGTGGCTGCTCCAACAACAGATGAGAGTAGCACTACCGACACTCAAGGGACTGCTTGATCAAAATGTCCTGGAGATAAAATTCACCAGGAGAAGACCCAAACCCAACACACCACCCACGCGGCGCATGTTGTGTACCAACAGTCGCGAAGTGTTACAAACAGAACCCGGTCGTAGAGCCTTAGGGTTCAAACAAACATGGCGGCCACCAGCGTACAATCCAGACACTAAAAATTTGGTGCTGGCATGGGACATATTCAAACAGTCATACAGAATGATCAACTGTGACAACGTGGTGGTGATCAGCCAGATACCAGCCAACATCGAGTTCTGGAAATATTTCAACGACACTCTTCGCAAAATGAGTGCAGAACAGAAGATGACATTTTTTAATTTGTAATGAGAAAATTGATAGAACAGATGCTAGCCGAGATGTTGCAACGGGACATACACTTGACGTGCAACAACAAAAACATCAAACAAGGCAGACTTATAAATTACGCGGTGAATGATTACGTCATATCGCTCACCATTCGGAACAACAAAGACCAGCTGAAGAATTACGACGTGTATTATCCTTACAACGTGGAGCAACATGACAACACAGTCACATTCGATTACACGATCGACACGTTGACTGCGAGTCAACAAGGCTTGCAAGAAGTCATTGCCACACACAGCAAAGACATAAAAAATCACAAGCTGTTCGACTCACGTCTGGTTTTTAAATATTAACAGATTTACTGTTCCAGGTTGCTGGGTCGTTGTTACACAATGCACCTATGATATGATCTTAGGAACATTGATGCACAGATTACAATTCCAGTGTGGCTGTTATCGCTGTACAGAGTGAACACTCTTTCGAGATTTTGGCTTTATGAAGAATCCTGACCTATAAACTTCGGTTGTATCAACCGCCAAAATATGCCGCTGTTGCGCAGTTCGGTGCGATGCGAGTTTTACGTCGCCGTTTTTGGTTCGTCACTCAACGAATGGGTTTAATTTAGCTTGATCCGTTCCAGCAGTTCTCTCTGCCGAGTCATTCCCGTCGATGAGTTGACCAACACTCACGCTCGTGTACCGAAAACGTGGACGGGTGATGTGTAGCGTTGTTTCACACTCGTGCATCTATAACAATTATACATCTAAATTTGAAAAGTCAACTACCAAATGCATAAATGCCTGTTAACAGATAAGTAATAATGTGAAGAAGAGACCTTTCTATTTTGAGATCAAAGATGTTTTAATTCAGTTCATCGCTGCGTTTGATGATGTGGTAATATCTCGATACAACAGACAGAGACAATCACAGGGTGATGTACCTGTCAGATATGTGTATGCTCCCAAACAACGTGTGGTACACGATCTTGTTAATAAGGCGCGCCACATAACATTACCAGCAGTGGCTGTGAGCATAAAGTCTATACAATATGACAAAAGTAGAACATTTAATAAAATTGCTGGCTCATATCACACACGCAAAGACATTTTTCAAGGTCATGAAATGAGCACAGTGACAGACCATCTAGCTCAACCAATACCAATTAACATTGATGTGAGCATGTCAGTACTCACAAAATATCAAACAGACATGGATCAAATCTTAAGCAATTTTGTGCCGTATAATTATCCATACATTGTGATATCGTGGAAAACTCCAGAGAAGTTGCTGCAGGATCAACAAGAGATACGAACAGAGATAGAATGGAGTGGTAATTTGAGTATGGATTATCCGGCTGAATTAACCAGTGGTGATCCGTACAGAGTGTCAGCTGATACCAGCTTCACCATCAAAGCATGGCTGTTCCGTCACAAAGATGATCCAATTGGTAACATATTCACAATAAACAGTTTTTTCACGCCGATGTCTGGTATAGAAGGTCTGACATGAGTTACCACCCTACTCCAACGCCTACAATCTATTGTGCAGAACATGATCAAATAACTGTTACTGCACCTTCAGATGAAAATTATTTGTCTGGTGTGTACACTATAGCGCACAAATCGTCTATTGGTATAAAATATGTAAACACAGAAAATAATATAAAAATCACATACAGCACTCGCGTGAACAATATAGTTGGGGGTCATTGGAGATGGGCGAACAACGATTCACCATACACATTATACTATGCAAACTCTTCTACCGACGCTTGTATACCTAAAACCGGTTGGGTTGATATTTCACAAAATGCATTTACCGGTAGTATATCAAATGATAATGATGTTGTGTGTGACGTGTATCAACCGTGTAAAGTTTACGATGTGTACAGAAAGTGTGAGTCATATGATGTGTATCAAAAATGCACAACCACGCCGGAAATCACACCAACGGTAACTGTATCATTACCTGTACAAACACCAATACCTACACCAAGTGCAACACCGACACAACCACCAATGTACGTTACCATACCACACGCTCCTGCTGGTATCATAAGAAATGAGCAGACAGAACTCATGTGGGTGAAGGCTGTGCCCACAATAACATTTGCCTCGCGAGGAAAATTAAATAGACAATACACACCCAAAAAAATAAAATTGTTTGGTTTAAGCATGAGCAACACAGATAGAATGTACATGACTGGTGATCAATCGGTATTCGATCAAGATTTACAACTTGTTGATATGTTCTCACACGTACCGTCGTTGAGTGCTGATTTCCCAGGCTTCTACGGTGTACCTGTAGAGTATATTGTTAGAGATGATAATATAGTTGAGGTATTCATTAATGGTGTAACCTCCCCCGGCGAGTTAGATATTATCATTATGAACCGCGCGGGATATTCAGGTTTGTCACCAACATATAACGATACACAATGGACAGACTACAATCTACAAAACCGTTTGATTAATGTTATCTAACGTATAAATATTATACAATGGCACAAAAGCAGAACAGAGAGAGCACATTTGGCAGGTCGTTGATGAAATATATTGGTAGCAGGATACCATATTCAAATATAGATGCGATGCAATCACTTAATGAAGTGAATCCAAAATACAAACTATTTTATGGCACTGGTTCCAACAGAGACAGGCTTTTAACCAAGCATTCAATATCGAGAAATACCGTCGATGACGATCATCCGAACGGAATGATGAGTGTTGATAAAAATTACCACCAGTTCATGTACTCTAATGTGGATCATGACAAAGGTAAAAGATTGCGTGATTACCGAATCATGTCTATGTATTCAGAAGTTGCTGATGCTCTAGATGAAATATGTGATGATTTTATTGTACCAGATGAAAATGGTCATATCATAAACATGGAATTACACAACAAGGACTTTAACCAGATACAAAAAACAGAATTGGAAAAAGAATTCAGACGATTTATCAATCATTTTGATTTAGAAAATAAAGGTTGGGAGTATTTAAGACAATTATTAGTTGATGGTGAGCTGTATTTCGAGCACATTATACACAACGATCACAAAGAGAAAGGCATCCTGGGTATAGTTAGTGTGCCTACTGAGCTTATGGATCCTGTGTATGACAACGTGCAAAACATGATTACGAGAGGTTATTTATTACGGAGACCAATTATCAATCCTAAAACTGGAACTACGGAAAAGGTAGAGTATATACCTTTCGATCGCAATCAAATAACATACATTAACAGTGGTACATGGAATGAAGACCGCACTGTTCGTATGCCATTCATTGAGAATGCAAGAAGAGCGTACAGGCAACTGTCGCTAATTGAGGACGCAATAGTGGTGTATAGACTAGTTCGCG